GGACACCTACGGCGCGGCTCAGTTGCAGAACAACAACGCCAATACCATGATGCGCCGGGTGGCAAAAGCCTACGACGATGGTATTGCTGCACCGCACTACAACCGCTATTACGAATGGTTGATGATTGATCCAAGCGTGCCGGAAGAAGAAAAGGGCGACTTGCAGATTATCGTCCACGGCTCTTCGGCGCTGGTTGAGCGCTCGATTCAGGATCAAACCTTGATGCAGATGGGGCAGATGGTGGCTAATCCCGCTTTCCGCATCAACCCGGCCAAGTGGTTTGAAGAGATGTGCCGCAGCAAGTTTATGGACCCGACTCGCGTTCAGTACACCGAGGAAGAGTTCCAGCAGCTGCAACAACAGCAGCAACCACCACCGATGCCACAGATTGAAGTGGCGAAGATTCGCGCCCAGGCGGATGCACAGAAGACGCAGATGATGATTCAGGCCGATGCGCAGAAGTCGCAGGCCGAGATGCAGCTTGAACGCGAAATCGCTCAGATCGAGAACCAGACGCAGCAGACCCGCATCAAGGTTGACACTGACCGTGATACCGCACTGGTTCAGGCGCAGCACCAGAAGAACATGAACGACGCGCAGGCCAGGATGCAGGAGCTAATGGTGCGCAAAGAAATCGAAATTTTAAAGTATTCGACGCAGCAGAAATTGTCGCTCGAACAGGCCAAAGTGCAGCTTGCACAAACTTCGATGAAATTGAACGTAACAAAAGAACTGGCTGAGGCATCTAATGCACTATCGGCGCGTAAGCATGTTACGCCACCGGCTAAACCAGTTATAGAACCACCAGGACGCGCGACACCGGGTAATTCGTATGCGCAGTAACGTGGTAAAATTCGGGCTGGAAACCTGCGTCAACAGGTAACCAACCCTAACCAAACAATCTATGAAGGAGATTGCTGTGGCTGAAGCTATTGTAAGCTGTATCTACACCATTACGAATACCGTAAATGGTAAGAAATATGTTGGAAGCGCCGTTAATTTTGCAACAAGGCTGCGCAATCACAAGAGCCAGTTGAGTCGCGGGAAGCACCATAGCGCAAAGTTGCAGCGATCCTACGACAAGCATGGCGCAGAAAACTTTTCTTTCGATATTGTTGAGATTGTTTCTGATGTGAATGACTTGGTTGCAAGAGAACAGGATTGGATTGACAGGATTAATCCTTGGTTCAACATTGCGCCAAAAGCAGGCAGTCAGCTTGGGTTTAAGCACTCAAGCGAATCTATTGAAAAGATGTCAAAGTCTCAGAAGAGCAAGCCTTTGCCTAGCAAAGAAACTTGCGAGTTGATTTCAAAGAATCACAGGCGGCACCAGACTGAAGAAACAAAGAAAAAGATAGGCGACATACATCGCGGCAGGACTGGGCATGTTAAATCGGAAGAAACAAGACTGAAGCTATCAGATGCTTTGAAGGGTAAGAAAAAGCCACCGAGAAGCGCAGAGCATTGCAGGAAAATATCGGACGCAAATAAGGGAAGAAAGCGTACCGAAGATGTGATCAGAAGAAGCGCAGCAGGAAACATTGGAAAAACTAGGACAGAGGAAACAAGACGCAAATTGTCTGAGAAGGCTTTAACAAGAGACCCTGAGTGTTACGCAAGAGCGGCAGCAACAAGGGCAATTACTAGCCCCAAAAAAGGAATCCCTTGGACGGAAGCAAGAAGGGAAGCGCAGAACAAAAAACAAGCCATCAAGTAGGTGGCTTTTTTATTGGCAGAAAAATGAAACCCCAAGACCGCCTAATCATCTCCGAGCAGGAACGTGAGTCTGTGCTGTGGAAGCGCATCCGGTCGCACTACGACAAGCGTTTGTCGACGATGCGCAGCAAGAACGACGGGCCTTTGGGTAACGAGGAAACGCTGGTCTTGCGGGGTCGCATTCATGAAATCAAAACTTTGCTGTCGCTAGGCGACGCCATCGCATTACCTAATTCGAGAGAGTAGGTATCGCCATGGTGCTTGCGGGGAAACCCTCCAGCGCATGAGTTGCAGTCGCCGCATTGAGCCACCTTCGGGTGGTTTTTTTACGCCCACTGTTTGTTGCCCGCACTGGCGGGTTTTGTTTTTTGTGGAGTAGCAAATGAGCATTGAACAGGACGAGCAGTCTGGTTTTAACAATACGTTTTCCGATGAACCCGTAGCAATCGAAGAGATTGAGACCGCTTCTGAACCGGAACAGGTTGTTGAGATTGAGGTTGAAGAAGCCCCCGAAGTCGTAGAGCAAGCCCCAGAACCCGATGTCCGTGAGGAACTTCGCGCGTTGTCTGAGCGTTTTAACTCAGTCCCCGACGAACTCCGCAAGGTGCAGGGCAAGTACGGTGAATTGCATCGCACGCTCCAGGAGTTGCGCCAACCGCAGGCCATCAAAATTGATGCGGAAAAACTCCGTGAGGCAATGACCGATTACCCGGAATTTGCCGACCAGATCGCCGCTGGGTTGAACGCTGCGATTCAGGTCAATGCGAGTCCGCAACAGGGTTTTGATCCCGCCAAGTTTGACGAGGTTGTTTCCAGTCGCGTGAATCAGGCGACCGATGCCATGAACCGCAAGGTTCAGATGCTGACGTTAGCGCTTGAGCACAAGGATTGGCGCCAAGTTTCCGGTAGTCCCGAGTTCCAGAAATGGAAGTCCGCACTGCCTAGCGATGAGCAGCAGCAACTCGATAACTCATGGGATGCCGATTACCTGTCCGAAAAGATCAGCGCTTACAAAGCGACGATCAAGGAAGTCGATGCCAAGAAAGCCACAAAAGCCAAAGTCATTCAAGCCGCCGTTACACCGAAAGGCTCTAGCGCCTCGATGCCGGCAACTGACTCAGAAGCAGACGCATTTCGACGAGCCATCAACGGCTCATAACTAATCTTTAAGGAGGACATATGTCCGCTAATACATTCTTGACCCCGGCACGTCTGGGTAAATTTAAAGGTGAGATTCTTTCTCACGCCATGTTCAAAGAGGTTCTTGGTCGTGGTGGCCGTCAGGTCTCCATGCCGAAGAACTCTTCGGACACTTACGTTGCCCGTCGTGTGGTGCCTTACGGTGCCAGCGCTGCGCAGCCCAATCGCTTCTTCGCTGCGGCTGAGAACGTCGATAGCGGCAACCTGATGGTGCAAGCGCACCAAACGCAGGAAGGCGTGACCTCGACGCCTGACTCGATCAGCTTCATGGACGTGACCACGGTCATCAACCAGTTTGACTGTCTCTACATGTGGACTGACAAGACCGCCACCCTCCATGAGGATGACGTGCCTAAGTTTGCGGTTGAGCAAGTCGGCGAGCGCGTTGGCCTGGTCAATGAAATGATCCTGTGGGGCGTGCTGCGCTCCTGTACCAACCAGTTCTACGGTGGCACCGGCTCTTCACGCTCTGGCGTTGATGGCAAGCTGACCCTGGGCATGGTGCGCAAGATTACCAAGTCCCTGCAAGCCAACCACGCCTCGATGGTCAATTCGACCCTCAAGGCTTCGGGTGATTTTGCAACCGCCCCGGTTGAAGCTGGCTTCTTTGTCTATGGCCACACCGATCTGGCGCCGGATATCCGCGATATGCCAGGCTTTATCCACGTCAAAGAGTATGCCTCTGGCACACCGATGCCGGGCGAACTGGGCGCAGTGGAAGACTTCCGCTTCATCCTGTCCCCCGATCTGCCGGCCTTCCTGGGCGGTGGCGCTTCGGTTGCCTCTACCGGCCTGGCAGCTTCCTACTCCAGCAAGATCGACGTTTATCAGTTGATCATCGCCGGCAAGGACGCTTGGTCGCAGTTGTCCGTTCGCGGCCTGTCTTCGCTTGATCCTACCTACTTGCCGACCGGCAAGAAGGACAAGGGCGATCCGCACGGCCAGCGTGGCTACGCCGGCACGATGTGGTGGAAAGCTGCCACGGTCGAGAATGATGGCTGGCTCGCTATTGCGAATGTCGGCATTACCAACATCGCTTAATTGACAGGGGCGGGGTAACTCCCGCCTCTTCTTCAAAGGACACAACATGGCTGAATACATTTCTCAGCGCATCGCAACGATCGCCAACAAGAAGGATGCGGATGAACTCCGCGTGCTGCTTGAGGCAATGGTCGATGGCATTCGTGCCGTCTGCACCCTTCTCGACAACGATGCAACCCTGACCGCAACCACCTGCAAGGCGACTTTTGACGCCGCTATCCTCAAATCGTAAAGGAGCCAAACATGGCTGATTACCTCAAAGCTGCACCCGTTACCATGAACCTCGCCAGTGCTGCACTGGTTGCAGGCACGACCAACACCCTGACTTCGACAGTCTCTACTTCTTGCGTCATTGATGGCAAGTTTGCAGTGACCAAAGGCGCGATGACCAATTCCTCGTTTGGCACTCAGTCGATTACGACTGACGCTAACGGGGCTGCATTCGTGCCTATCGTTGGCACCGCTACCACTGGCTCCGCTGCCACCGTCGTCTTCGGCATCAACGCTGCCGGCGCTGTCAAGGTTCTGCAAGGTCCGCAAACCCCGTGCGACCTGGGCGCTGTCGCTGCACCTGGTGCCTTCCGCCTGGCCCCGCAGTTCCCGGCCATCCCTGATGACTTCTGTCCGATTGCTTACACCATCGCGCGTACCAGCCCGTCTGTGCCGAGCGTTGTGATTGGCACGGCGAACTGGGCGAATAACTTCACCACGTTCCAGAACATCGCCACGTTGCCTGCATTGCCGCAAGTCGCCTAAACCCTAAGTTCCATTGTTGTACTTAAAGCCATCCTTCGGGGTGGCTTTTTTCATTTGTGAGGTAGAAAAATGACTGAAGCGATTAACCGCCCTGTTTTAACCCGTTCGCGCCGTGGCGCATCCGAGGCTGATGAGTTTGCTATTGGGCAAAGCCCTGATGTGATTCTCCCGGCTACTGGCTCTGTCACCCGTGAGTCCGACATCATCCTCCCCGTTGAGGGCAGCGATGTTAACGACAAGCTGGCTGAACTGGCCTTCATGGAAGAGCCGATGACCATTTACCTTGAGCCGAATGGCGAAGAGGAAGCGGCGAGTTTTGCGGACGTTGCGGTCAATGGCAAGAAGGCTGAAGTTTTCTACCCCGAACAGAATCGCTGGATGGCCATTGGCTACTTGCCGGTTGGCGTCGAAATTATCACGAAGCGGAAATACGTTGAGGTGCTGGCTCGTTCAAAGCCACAACGGATCAGGACCAAGGTCGATGATCCGCGTGGTGACCCGCGCAATGTGATTAACCGCTTCACCCATTCCCGTTATCCATTCTCGGTGCTTGAGGACAAGAACCCCAAGGGCCGTGCGTGGCTGACCAAAATTCGCGCTGAAGGCTAATCATGACGTTTCTCGACCTATGCAAGCGACTTCGCTCAGAATGTGGCATCTCTGGATCTGGCCCGACTTCGGTCACTGGCCAGGTTGGCGAGATGGAGCGGGTCGTTAATTGGATTGCGTCGTCGTGGGTTGATATCCAGGCGGCGCATCCAGATTGGCAATGGTTGAGAAAGTCGTTTTCCTTCACGACGGTTGAAAACAAGGCAACCTACACTCCTGTCGAGTGTGGGATTGCTGACTTCGGATCGTGGTCGCCGGAGACATTCCGGAGCTACCCGACAGCCGTTGGGACAAAGGGAGAGCGCTATTTGTATCCTATTGGATATGAGAGCTACCGAAATCAATATCTGTTCGGCGCTTACCGTGACTCTGCCGGCGTTCCTACCGAGGTTGCAATTCACCCTGATCTGTCGCTGTGCATAGGCCAGAAGCCTGATTCTCAGGGCTACACCATCACGGGGGATTACTACGCGCAACCTGTTCTGCTGGTGGATAACACCGATGTTCCTGCCATCTCTGAGCAGCACCACATGGCAATCGTCTATCGCGCCATGATGCACTACGGGGCGTATTCCTCTGCACCTGAAGTGTTTCAACGCGGCGATGCCGAGTACCGCAAGATGTTACGCCGGATGCAGGCTGACCGCATGCGCCCAATCACGGTCGCGGGTGCGCTGGCATGAATATGCCTGACGTTAGAACCAAGTTTGTCCAGATGCGGGGGGGTCTCGACACTTCATCCGCAGCCACTCTGGTTAAAGAGGGGTTCCTGATTGACTCGCAGAACTATGAGCAGGACGCCATCAATGGGGGCTATGCGCGAGTCAGTGGCTACGAGCGTTTCGACGGCAGGACTGAGCCATCATCTGCCCGATACTGGACGCTGCCGACCGCTATCACCGGGGCGATTGTGGCGGGTAATACCGTCACCGGGCAAACGTCGACAGCGACCGGGCGCGTGCTTTATGTGGGCGCGGGTCTGCTAGTCCTGGGGCGCGTTACCGGGACATTCCAAAGTTCAGAGAACCTGACCGTCTCGGCGGTGGTTCAAGGTGTCACCACTGCTACGGCCACGCTGTCTGGCGCAACAACCTCGGCGGATGATGCTGCGTATCTGAGCCTGGCGGCTAATGATCGTCGGCAGGACATTGCCGCTGTACCGGGTGCCGGGGCCATCCTTGGCGTCTGGATGTATAACGACACCGTTTATGCGTGGCGCAACAACGTGGGCAACACCGCTGCGGTGCTGCACAAGTCCACCGCTTCGGGGTGGTCTGCGGTGCCGATGTTCAAAGAGATCGCATTCAGCACCGGGCTGGTCAAAACGAAAGTTGGCGAGGTTTTGTACGGCACGACATCTGGGGCTACCGGCACCGTCAAGCGGGTGGTGACCAGAACCGGATCGTGGGGTTCAACAGCGACGGGGTATGTGGTCATCGATGTTACCAGCGGGACGTTTAACGGCACCGAAACCCTGAAGCTGACCAATGGCGCCGGGGCGGTGCAGATGACCTCGACCTCGACCGCCAACCTGATTGCCTTCGCGCCGTCTGGTCGATTTGAGTTCGCCAATTACAACTTCACCGCATCCACAGCTACCTTCAGAATGTACGGCTGTGATGGGGTGAATCCGGCATTCGAGTTTGACGGAACAACGCTGGCCTTTATCCGCACCGGCATGACTGAGGATAAGCCGAGCCACATTGCGGCGCACGCCAATTACTTGTTCCTCTCGTTCAAGAGTTCGATTCAGAACTCGGGCATTGGCGACCCGTATAGCTGGTCGATACTGACCGGAGCCTCAGAGATAGGCCTGGGCGATGACATTACGGCACTGCTGGCGCTGCCGGGTGACTCGACTAATACCGCACTGGCCATCTTCACCAAGAACTCAACCAAGACGCTCTACGGCAAGTCTGCTGCGTCGTGGCAACTCTCTACCTCGTCTCCGACGACCGGGGGGTATGCCGGAACCGCGCAATATCTTGGCTCGGCTTTTGTGTTGTCTGAGCGTGGCATTCAGTCCATCTCTGCCTCGCAGCAGTTTGGTGACTTCGAGTTCGCTACCGCATCGACGCAGGTCAAGCAGCACATAAACCGGCTTAAGAATCTGTCGCTCTGCTCGACCGTCTATAAAGAGCGCAATCAGTACCGCATCTTCTTCAGCAATGGCGTGGCTTTGTCGCTCTCGATGATTGGCGGCAAGACAGCCGGGATCATGCTGCACTACACGCCGACCATGGTTCGTTGCGTGGTGACGGACGAGAACGCTGACGGTAACGAGTATTCCTACTTCGGATCTGATGATGGCTTTGTCTATCGTGACAACGTGGGCTCGTCGTTTGACGGTGAGGAAATCGAGGCCTGGTTACGGCTCCCGTTCCATCACTTCGGTTCCCCGCGTCATCTGAAGACCTTCCGACGCATCACGTTGGATATGGTCGCTAGTGGCTATACCGGGTTCTCCGTCTCGCATGAGTTGGCCGGGGGTGAGTTTTCCGTTGACTCCGGCGTGATCGCGCCTTACGAGACAAACGGTCGGGGGGGTTACTGGGATCAGTTCCAGTGGGACGACTTCAACTGGGACAGTCCGTCTGTGCTGTCTCCGGTATTTGATCTGTGCGGCACTGAACGAAATATATCGATCATTTTTTATTCCAACAGCGCGATTTACGCCTCGCACTCGGTACAGGGTGCGCACTTTGATTTCACTATTCGGAGGCTTGCCAGATGAGCAGCACTTTTTACGCAAAAACTGGAAACCCCGCAGCGCAGTCCCGTGGTCTTTCTTCGCAAGTCCGAGATGAGTTCGCGCTGATTGAGGCAGGTCTTGATAAACTTCCTTCGCTATCCGGTAATGGCGGCAAGGTGGTCGCGGTTAATGCAGGTGGAACGGCGCTGGAATCGGTCGCAGCCGTCCATGATCTGGCGGTTACGGCCAGCGCCATTGATAGCACACCGATTGGCGTCACTACCCCCGCATCCGTCAGGGGGACGACGGTCACAGCTACCACGGGATTTATCGGCGCGATCGCTGGTGCCGTCACAGGTAATGTCACCGCTGACACAGGGACTTCCACATTCAACAACGTGACCATCAACGGCACGCTGGACATGAACGCAGGATCTGGCAGCACGATCACAGGCCTGACCTCGCCAAGCGGATCAACGGATGCAGCTACCAAAGGCTATGTCGATGGACAAGTATCGGCTTTGGTCAATGCCGCGCCGGGGTCACTCGACACCCTGAACGAACTCGCAGCAGCACTTGGTAACGACGCCAGTTTTGCAACCAACGCACTCGCCTCAATCGCAGCCAAACTCCCCTTGGCTGGGGGAACGATGAGTGGGCCGTTGAATATGGGCAGTCAGAAGATCACCGCCCTTGCAGCACCAACAGCCGGCAACGATGCGGTCAATAAGACCTACATTGATACCCTCTACGGTTCTACGGCAGCAGCAGCAGCAAGCGCCATCGCAGCTGCGTCCTCAGAGTCAAATGCATTTACCTACCAAGACACCGCAACCACCCAAGCCGGTATCGCCACCACAAAGGCCGGCGAGGCAAACGCCAGCGCGATTGCTGCCGACGCTTCAGCCGACGCCGCAGCAGCTAGTGTGGCGTCTATCGCAGGTGGGCCGGTTGCATCGGTCAATGGCATGACGGGCGTGGTGACGGGGATTGCTACGCAGGCAGGCACTGAGACCCTCACCAACAAGACCCTCGCATTAGGGTCGAACACAGTCAGCGGGACAATCGCTCAGTTCAACACGGCTTGCACTGATGCTGACTTCGTTTCATTGGCAGGCACTGAGACGCTTACCAACAAGACAATCAGCGGTGCAAGCAACACAATCACCGTCGACGGCACCAACGCAGTCGGCTTTCGGCACATTCCACAGCAGGACAAAACATCAGCCTATGAATTGGTGCTGACAGATGCCGGAAAGCACATCCACAAGGGCGGCACAGGGGCGTTCACGGTGACAATTCCTGCAAATAGCAGCGTGGCTTTCCCAATTGGTACGGCTATCACTTTTGTCAACTCAGGCACATCAGGTGCAATGACCATTGCCATCACCACAGACACAATGCGACTTGCACCCGCAGGGACTACTGGTAGTAGGACGTTAGCGGCTTATGGCGTAGCGACTGCGATCAAAGTCACTTCGACACTCTGGACTATCAGTGGATCGGGGTTGACCTAATGAGCGCGATACAACAAATGCTGGCTAGCTATGGTGGGCCTGATTTGCCCGGAGCGACTTGGACGGAGCGGACTTCGTCAGGCAGTCGTAATTGGAGTGGCATTGCTTCATCTTCGGACGGAACGAAGTTAGTTGCTGTGGCCTTTAACGGTTACATCTACACATCCACGGACAGTGGAGCGACTTGGACGGAGCGGACTTCGTCAGGCAGTCGTTATTGGAGTGGCATTGCTTCATCTTCGGACGGAACGAAGCTAGTTGCCCTATCTGATTACATTTATACATCCACGGACAGTGGAGCAAGTTGGACGCAACGAACTATGTCAGGTAGCGGCCCATTGGCTTCGTCTTCTGATGGAACAAAGCTGACGCTTGCAAAGCGTAGCGATTACATCCAAACGTCTTCTGACGGCGGGGCAAATTGGACGGCACGAACTTCATCCGGTACGAGAATGTGGAATCGTATGGCATCGTCTTCGGACGGAACGAAGTTAATTGCCTCAGTTGATAGCGGCTATCTATACACATCAACGGACAGCGGGGCAAGTTGGACTGAGCGAACTTCAGCAGGATCAAGAGGTTGGCTCGGCATTGCTTCATCTTCGGACGGAACGAAGTTAGTTGCTGTGGCATCTAGTAGTTACATCTACACATCCACGGACAGTGGAGCGACTTGGACGGAGCGGACTTCGTCAGGCAGTCGTAATTGGAGTGGCATTGCTTCATCTTCGGACGGAACGAAGTTAGTTGCGGTTACTGGTGGTGGTGGTTACATCTACGTATCTGCTGACAGCGGGGCAAGTTGGACTGAGCGGACTTCGTCAGGCAGTCGTAATTGGTATAGTGTTGCTTCATCTTCTGACGGAACGAAGTTAGTTGCTTCCGCGTACAACGGCTACATCTACACAAGCCCATAAGGATCAATCATGGAATACCTACAAATCAAAAACGGCGAAGCACTCCAGATCACTACCCACGGTAATGTCGAGTGGGATGAAAACAACTATTGCAGCGCAGCCGCTCTGGTACGCGATGGCAAAGCAGAGCAGTTCGACGTTCATCCGCTGACGGTCACAGAGCCACCACTAATCGACCCAATGACTCAAGCTGTTATCCGTGATGGCTGCGAATTGGTGAATGGTCAATGGCAATACAAATGGCGCATTGACGATCTGACTGCCGAGCAGATTGAGGATAGACGCAAAGCCGCTGTCCCTCAGAAAGTCAGTAGAGCGCAATTCATCCTAGCACTGCTACAGCTCGACCTGCTTGACGGGGTGGAAGCCGCTATCGCTGCTGCGGATCGTGCGACTCAAATCAACTACAAGGAACGTCTTGAGTTTGAACGCAACTATCCGCTCATGCTGACGATGGCCGCTGTGCTAGGTAAGACTGAGCGTGAGTTGGATGATCTGTTTGTGTTGGCGGCGACGCTTTGAAAATGATAAAATCTCTCTGCACCACTACGCCCAACGAACCCGCCTCCGAGCGGGTTTTTGCATTTCTAGGAGCCTGATATGGCCTTCACCAATCAGCAGATTAAAGATTACGTTACTCAGAACAATCTCAACCCTGATCAGATCTACGGCGCAGCGCAGCAGTTTGGTGTTGGCGCAGATCAGCTTGACGCTGCAATGGGGTGGGGCGCAGGAATCTCAAACCAATGGATAACACAGAATAACAAGACGGGGTTGCTTAATTCGCCAGCACCAACCCCGGTTCCAACTCCGGCGCCAACCCCAGCACCAACCCCTGCACCAACCTATGCACCACAGAACAATTGGAATTACAACTGGAGCGCAGACCAGAAGAGCCAGGGGGCTGAGTTCTTTAAGACCGCGACGCCGGATCAGGTGTACAGTAAGGCGCAAGAGCTTGGTTTTGATGTAACACAGGTTGCGGACCTCTATTCGCAATCAACTGGCGGCAGTTATGAGGACTACCTTGGAGGGTCTAACTCGTACCTTCGAGACAATAAGAAATCATTGTCTGGCGGGTATCAGATTCCGGGGTACGCAGGCCCAGCCCCGGTTCCAACTCCAGCGCCAACTCCGGTTCCAACCCCAGCACCTGACGCCACCGCATATGTCCCGAAGTTCGATCTGACTGGTCCGCAGCTTGATTACGCGAAATCATTCTTTTCTGCCAAGCCGAGCTATAAACAAATCTACAACGAGGCTCGGGCGCGAAATTATAGCGCCGAGCAGTTGGCGGATATTTGGACAAGGACGATGGGCGGTGGGGATTACGACGCTGTTCTCAAGGAAATAAATAATTACGTTTCATCCTCCGGCCTTACTCCGCTGGCTGGCGCTAGTCCTACCGTCGCTGTCACAAAGGATACCGGCAGCAACGGGACATTTGGGTACAACAACACAGCTGATGTTGCCAAGGCCAACACGGTCAATTGGAACGTAACGCCAGACCAAACCGTTGAGGGTCGATTGCAAGGATTGTTACAGCAGAACAATCCACTGGTGCAGATGGCACAGACGCAAGGGCTTCAGTCAGCTAATGAACGTGGTCTGTTGAACTCTTCTCTTGGTGCTGAAGCGGGAGCATTGGCGCACTACCAGTACGCCATGCCGATTGCCCAGGCGGATGCAACGACTTACGCCTCGGCAGCGCGTCAGAACGCTTCTGAGAACACGAACGTCAATCTTCAGAATGCGAACTCACTCAACGCTCGTAGCACGCTTGACACGAACATTGCGAACCAGGCAGCAACGACGAAGACGGCAGCGGAAACAGAGCTTGCCCGGATGGATGCGGCTAACGCGAACTCGATCAAACTCCTTGAGCCCCAGTATGTCCAGCAACTTAAGACGAACTACCTGACGACAATGTCGACCGCTCAGGAAGCGTATCAGGGCGTCGTCAAGGCGATTCAGCTTTCAGACATGCCGGAAGAGAACAAGTCAGGCCAATACGCAATTGCACAAACCCAGTTGCAGAACGCCACCGACATGACCAACGTACTCTACTCAAAGATGCCTGGCTGGTCGCAAGAGTGGCTGACGATTGCAGCGTAAAAGGAGAATGACATGAGCGAACAAATGGACATGCTTGCGGCGCAAGATGCCGACTTTCTTGATTTTGAGCCGGCTGTTGGCGGGGTAACGCAATTAACAGCGGACGCTTTGTCGGGGACGACGAATGCTGTTATCGATAACGGCATCTCTGGTTACTACGGCACTGAGCAGGCACAGGATGACATTAATAGTGGTTACACCGCAGATGAACTCTCGCTCATCGAAGAAATTAACTCGATGGGTAAATCTGATCTGGCGAAACTCCTTGCGGCACAGTCTGGCGGGTCAAAAGTATCAACTCCAGCCGAGATACCTGGTGCAGCACCTAAGCCACCAGGGGCGAGTGAGAATCAACTCAAAGACCTGCTATCGAAACTCGGCGGCGACAAGGCTGTTGCTGCGCTGATCTCTGGTGGCTTCGGCATGCTGGGCGGCGCCGGTACGGCCAAGGCGCAAGAGAAGTTGCAGAAGGATCGTTACGCACAAGAGAAATCGAACCGCGACGCTGAGTGGGCGCGTAAGGATACGAACAGCAAGGCTGGTACGATCCAGCGCATGAAATGGGGTGGTGTAGCACCCGCCACAGGACTTCTCGGCACCGCGCTACAGAAATGACCGTCGCCACCATCGCACGCATGCAGTGGGGCGGCGTTGTTGCGCCTGCTGCCCCAGGCCCAGGCACAGCCCCTGCACCAACGCCTACCCCTGTAACTCCGCCAACCTTTTACACCGGCTTGCAGGACGGCATGTTGCAAGTGGATAACGGGGATGGCACCTACAACATCATGCAGGGCGATCAGTCGCTGGGTGTGGGGTATAAGGGGGTTGCTGATGCCATCGGTGAGATTGGGTATAAGAACGCGAATCTGACCTATGAAGTCCCCGGGACGGAAGAGACGGTCACGCCTGGGTATGACCTAGGCGATGGGCAGTGGCACCCGGAAACGGTCACGCCTGCATCTGGTGTCAGGTGGGCCAACCCCCTGCTGACCACTGCACGCAACGAGTGGATACCCGGAATGAACGAGAGCGGTGGCGAAAGTGTTACGCGCTACGATCCGACCTACTATCTCTCGAAAGAAGACCTCGAAGCAGACCTGCGTCGCCAAACGGCATACACGCCTTCAGCTTCCGGCATCCTTGGCGACTGGGAGGCGCTCGGTCAGGTATTGGGCGGAAAGCTAGTCGGCGATAGCGCCAAATTCCACCTGAACGAACCTGATGTTAAGCAAAACTTGGAGAAGCTTGGTTATGGAGATTTGAATCTCATCTCATACCAGGATGAGGGAGGAACTGCCAACAGCAAGGCGGATGAGGCCATCAAAGGTACGGATGCGCTCTATGGATCAACGCCGGTATTTGGCAAGGGTGAGGACGGGAAATACGAACTCATTGGGTATCGGACAGACATTGCTCCAGGCGGCGCAGCTTCGGCGGATGAGGACTTTCAGCATACAGAGTCGTCCGCCGTCAAAACGCACGAAAGTAAAAAGCTGCAATATGTCTCTGCGGTATGGCGCGAGATGGCCGATACAGCTTGGTGGCAATCTAATACGGTGATTGGCGAGGATGGGACTACCTTCATCCCGAAAGAGGTGGTCAAAGATATTGCCGGGTGGGTCAACAAGGACACCTACGAGTACCAGGAGACGGGGTATTCAAGATTCACAGAGCGAATGGGAAAGCTTCTGAAGGCAACAGACCCAATCACCTACAAGGCGCAGGGCGGCGACAAGTTCTACGAGCAGGCGGCTAAAGAGGGGATTTACGCGGCGTCTTTCGACAAGTGGGACCCCATCATTAGCAAGATTGACCCCCTCCACAAAATCATTGACAAGCCTGTTTCAAAAGCCCTTGGTTTTGATTCTCCAAAGGAAGCATTCTCCACAATAGCTCCGATTGTTGTTGCCATTGTCGCGGCCTATTTTACCGCTGGCGCTGCGACCGCAGCTGCTGCACCTGCTGCTGGTGGTGGCCTAGCCGCTGGGGCTGGCGCCACAGGCGCAGGTCTAACCGCAGGAACAGGCGCAGGGCTAACCGCCGGCGCAGGGGCTACCGGCGCTGGGCTTACCTTGGGGACCGGTTCTGGAATAACGCTTGCCGCTGGGGCGGGTGTTGGGTCTAGTCTCGCCGCTAGTGGTGCCGCTGCATTGACCGCTGGACAGATTGTTGGCTACGGGCTTAACGGGCTAAATGTCGCCAACTCAGTAGCGCAGGGAAATTACGCAAGCGCATTGACGACGCTATTAAGCGCGGGTGTCAGTAGCGGCGCGTTCGATGCTGCGTTTTCTTCTGTGGGTTCTGGCATCTCCGACCTTGCTCAATCTGCTGGCATGAGTTCAGAACTAACGACGGCAGTTTCAGATGCAGCCAAGGGGTTTTTTAAAGGTGACCTTAGCGCTATGACTGGTGGGGTAATTGACCTTGGAAAGTCAGCCAACATGGTCATTGGTAGTGCGGTCAAGAATGCCGTAACAAAAGCGGCATTAGCTGGCGCGAGTGGTGCAGATCTTGAGCAGGTAATGCAGACGGCTTTGCTGGCTGGCATTTCGTCTTTGGTGGGCGGCACGGTAGCCACTGGAACAAACAACAGCCTGGCCGGGACGGTTGCCGGTTCGGTCACGGGGGGGTTGCTGAACCAGGCAACGAGGCCTGACGCACCGTCACCAACGCCCTCTGCCCCTGTCGCTGACCCCAAGCCGACGACAACACCAACCCCAACTCACTCAATTGCCCGTATGGCGTGGAGATAACAATGGCTAAACCCAACCCGAAACAAAAGAACATGTACGACATGATGGTGCTTCAGGCGATGCGGCTTCTGTACGAACCGGATCAAGCGAAGATGGTCAAGCAGATGGCTGAGAGCGGCGACCCGACCGAGGCGATTGCGTCAACAACGGCGATGATCCTCAAGCAGATTCAGACCGCTGCAAAGTCTGCTGGCCATGAGTTGGATATGCGTTTCATCGCACCCGCTGGCAAAGAGATCATGGGTCATATTGTCGAGATGCTGGTCGCCTTCAAGGTTGTCCCGCAAGAGCAAGCCCAGCAAGTGCTACAGGGGGCTGTTCAGGTGTTCGCCGAGATCACGCAGGGTGGCGGCAAGCCACAACCACAACCACAGCAGGGCGGCATGCTCGCCCAAGGAGTTTAATCATGGGCATGGGCATGTTTGGCGCGATGGCTGGGCTTGGTGAGGCTGGGCAGAAGGTTGGTCAGCAGTTGATGGCGGCCTCGCTCAAAGAGGATGAGATGCGGTTCCTTGAGCAGCGTC